CTACATCGACATGCTCGCCGGCGAGCATGTCGATGTAGGCCGGATACGGGTTGCGCGCCTCGTTGTCCCATTCGATGCGACGCATCACCGGGCGGATGATCGCCAGCGGTGCACCCCCGGTGTCGAACGGGCATTTGCCCATGTCTGGTAGATCCCACACCGGCTCCATCTTGGAGGGCGGCAGCTTGGTCTCCATCGCCGTGGCCACGTTGCCACGCGCCAGCTCGAGTACGCCGTAGCCAAGCCTTATCGTCGTGGCGTCCTCGGGTGGCTCGAACCACTGCTTTTGACGTGTGCGCGCGAGGTTGCGCATCTGGGTCCGCAACTGTCGCTTGCCGCGCACGAACCGCAGCGGCAGATCGTCGTACAGTTCTGGCCACGGTGTTTCGAGGTAGACATCACGCCGCCGCGCCGTGGCGGCGACGAACGGCCTACAGTAGCAGGCGTCTCCTAAACCCCATGGACCAACTATGAAGAGAGGTCTCACCACGAGCGTAGAACTCCTCTGGTGAGAGATTGCCCTTGAGACCAGCCAGAGTTGACGCTCTGACTGGTCTCGCTTTCCTAACGACTATCGGTGCCCTTTACCATGGCGCGGCGCCTTCGCCTTTTTGGCCGGCGCCGGGGTGTCCGCCACAACCTTGATGGTGTCGTCTTCGTCGAGCACCGGCACAGCCAGACCAGCGAGTTCAAGCTCTACGGCGCGCTGGCCGTGAGCCTGAAATCGCTGACCTGGCTCCACTACGCCCTCATGGTCGTAGTTGATCCACGGCTTGAGGGCTTCCATCAACATCAGGGCAGCGTGCCGTAGATGAATGCCGCTGGACGATAGACCGCCAAAGTGAGGCGTTCTTCACCGCGGATCGTGATCATGTTGCGTACGAAGTCGTCGGCGTTTTCCGTCGAGAGCAGGATCTCGATCGACATCCGATCGAAGATTTGCGCCCCCAGCTGGAACGCCCCGGTGAGGAATTTCCCAACCTGCATGGCCTGCGTGTCGACGACGGGGAGGTTCCACAAACGCTTGCCGAGCAGGCCGGTCGGGTCGCCGACGATGTAGCGGCCTTGCGTGTCTTTTGTCAGCTCGATGCGGCCCCAATCGGTCGGGTGCAGCACGTAGCCGCTCGCCGGATACAGTGCGAGCGTCGCCTGCAGTGACGCCAGTCGCAGCTGGTCGATCGGCGTCGGCAGCTGCGGCGCGAAGGCTGGTGCATAGGCCGAGGCCTGGGGGACGATCCCCAGGATGTGCTGGCCGGTGCCGTCGCCGTAGAGCAGCTCGCCTTCCTCGACGAACTGCAAGCCATAGGTCAACCGACCATCGATGATGCTCCGCAGCTGCGGCGCATCGTCCATGATCTGCCGCGAGGCCTTCATGAAGTGCGCGATGGTGCGCACCGGGCTCGATTTCAGATCGAAGGTGATGTTCGACTGCGGCTTGAGCTGGCCTTCCGAGACCACCGCAGCACCAGTGATGGCCGGATCGTCGGTCTCCACGGCGTACTCTATCGCGTTCGACGACGTGGTCCCGGGCGTGATCAGGTTCCTGATCACCATCTGCCGCATCGGGGGCGTGATCATGCCCTGGCGATCGGCCTGCACCAGCGACGTGCTGGGGGACCGGCCGGCGCCGACGGTGGGATTGCCGCTGGTGATGTCCTTCAGTTCGATGCTGACGCGGGCCTGGCCGTTCTTGGTCTCCAACAGGCTCTTGACGGCATCGTTCTCGACCACAAGGTCACCGAGCGACTTCAGTTCGACATTATCGCCCGGCCCGCCGCGACGGACCATCTTCTGCTCGACGGCCGTCAGGCGCTCGCTGATCGTGTTCATCTCGGTCAGCGCCTTATCGGCCTTTTCCTTGGTCTCGCCTGTGATGGTGCCGAGATTCTTCATCTCGGTCTCGGCCTTCTCGGCGAAGGTTTTGACCTCGTCCGTCGCTTTCTTGAGGTCGATGGCAAGGTTCTTGAGTTCGACCTCGGGATTGGGGTCTGCAGCCATGGTGTCCTACCTTTTGCTGGAGATGAGGGAGAGATCAGCTGCGAGCGTCGACAGCTGCTTGAGCGTCTCCGACCGCAGCTCGCTTGCCGCCAGTTGCTCGGCCTCATCCCGAGGCGCTTTGAACCCGAGCTCGGCGATGGCACGGGCCTGCGAATGCGATAGGTGGAACTCCTCCCGGAGCCACGTTTCGAACTCGCGTATCGTTGTGATGGGCTTCGACAACGTCATGCCCAACGGCACGTCCTGGCCGGTCAGCGCGCGATGGGCATCCGTCAGGTGCCCCCACATCGCCGACCGCTGATCGTTGGTCGGACTGTTCTGACCGGCGAGTGACGTCTGATGCAGACTCATGCAGGCCGCGACAGCGTCGGTTGCGGTCTGCGCGTCGACGTTGCGCATGATCGCATTGAGATGCGTGACCTGCGCTTCGGTGTTCGCCGGATCGCGCACGAGATCGACGGCGTAGAGGTTGAGCTTGTTGATCAGGCGCTTCGGTTCGCCGGCTTTGCTACTTCTCACATCGCCGCCGGGTGGCACTTTGAAGGCAATGGACAGGCCCTTCATGGCCTTGTCCTTCATCAGTCCGATGATGCGTTTGCTGTGGTCGGTATCGAGCGCAGAGATCTTGCCTTTGACGTGCAGACCCTTGCTGTCCTCCGACATCGTGTGCCACACGCCGATCGGCAGCGGATCGCCGAACAACTCGAATGCCGAGTGTTCGACAAACATCGCTGGCATCGTGCCGGCGGCTGCATGCGCCGAGAGCGTGTCGGTGAAGGCACCAGGCGCGATGACGTTCTCGTAGTAATCGACATTATTAAACACGGCGCCATAACCTTCGAAGGCGCCGGGCATGCCATCGCCAACGAACGACAGCTCCAGTGGAGCCGCGAACCGGTCGTACAACATCGATGCTCTCCTAGCTGGCGGGCGGCTGCTGCCCGGACGGCGTGTCACTCGGTTTGAAATTCGGATCGAGCGGCTTGAGGATGCGGAACTGCGCTTCCTTGCCGAGCAGCTGGATCGGCAAGAGGTTCGACTGGACGGTGAGGTCGTCGCCGCCATCCATGGGTGCGACGTTGTCGAGTGCGCGCAGCTCGTTACGCGTGCGCAGGCCGTTCTCGGCCATGGTCTTCATCAGTGCTGCACGGCCCGCGCTGTCGGCGCGCAGCAATGCATCGACATTGAACTCGGCGTAATAGGTGCTCTTCTCACCGGCGTTCAGCAGCGACATTCTAATTGCCTGCTCGATCGCCTTCAGCAGCGGACGCAGAGTGTAAGTTAGAAACCAGAGGTTCATCTGCTCGAGCCCGGTGCCCCAGGCGGTCGATTTTTCCATGTGCCCGATCATGACGGGCTGGACACCAAACCAGCGGCAGACTTCCTCGACACTGAACGCTCTGCTCGCCAGCAGTTGCGCGTCCTCGGGCTTCATCGAGATCGCTTCGGCCTTCATGCCGCCCTCGAGCAGCGCCCAGCCGCCGGCGTTGATCGCGCCGACCAGTTTGTCCCTCGTTTCTTCTTCAAACCGCTTGCGTTGCGGCTCTGGTAGGAACTTGTCGACCGTGAAAACCATTGATGGCTTCATGCCATTTCTGAAGAACGATGCGGCCGACTTGTCCGCTGCCATCGAGATGCCCAGCGTCTCCCGCGCTTGGCCGACGATTGACAATCCGTTCATGCCATCGAGGGTGAAGCCATTGATGTGCATCACCTCGTCTTCTTGCAGCTCGATGATCTGGCCGTACCAGGAGTAGAAGTAGGTGATCGAACCGTCGTCGTTGCGACGTGCGGTCAGCCGGTCTGGCACCATCGGCGCCAACGCCACGACGCGAGTGCCGATGCGATCGACTTTAATGTAGGCGTTGCCCCACAGCAGGATGTGGACAACGACGGCCTCCCAGAAGGTGACCGCGGTCATGTCCGCGTTGGGCTGGTCGTGCAGCAGCAGATAGAGCGGATGGTCGCGTGCGAGGGTGCCGCGGCCGGCGTCATCGTTCTTGTAGAGCTGGCACGGCAGCGTCGCGATGGTCTGCGAAATCAGCCGTGCGCAGGCATAGACTGTGCCGATCGCCAGCGCGGTGCGGGGCGACACAATCTCGCCTGACCACGTCGGTCCGCCGCCCAGCCATGAGATCAATCGTGTGTCGGTCAGACCAAGCGAGCGCGCTATGGTCGAGACCGCGTTGCGGATCATGCCCACTGTGAGCGCCTCCCGACCCTGCGTGTGTTGGCCCGCGCCGGGTCAGGCCGCCGTTAAGACCTCAGAC